CTTTTTACCACCTTTACCTCCTCGGATATTCGCTCTTCGAACCATCTCTTCTTGAACCTGCATAAAAAGCTCGCGTGGAATAATAGGCTCATGGCTGTTTTCTACATAATACTGGGGAACGATTCCGTTATTCTTGACTCGCTTTTTAGAAAGGAAATCAACCGTATATGTTTTTTGTAGAAGGGCATCACCGATGTACTTTTCATTCTGCAGTATCTTTTTCAGTGTTTCTGGTCTCCATTTGGATTTGCCTGCCGCTGTTAGAATACCGTCTGCTTCTAGTCCTCTTGCTATCTGTAAAAGGCTGGCACCCTCAAGGTACTCCCTGTAAATCCGTTTAACAACCTCAGCACCCTCTGGGTCAATCACCAATTGCTTATTTTCATCTTTGGTGTATCCAAGGAAACGCTTGTGGTTGACCTGAACTTCACCTTGCTGATAGCGATACTGAATACCCAGCTTAACGTTTTGGCTTAAGGACTGGCTTTCATGTTGGGCAAGGGATGCCATAATGGTCAGCAGGACTTCACCCTTAGAATCCATGGTGTTTATATTCTCTTTTTCAAAGAACACAGCGATGTTTTTATCCTTTAACTGACGGATGTATTTAAGGCAGTCCAACGTGTTTCTGGCAAATCGGCTTATGGATTTTGTGATGATCATGTCAATATTGCCTGCCATGCACTCTTCAATCATGCGGTTGAATTCATCACGCTTTTTGGTATTTGTACCTGTGATACCGTCATCCGCAAAAATCCCTGCCAATTCCCATTCCTTGTTCTTCTTAATATAATTTGTATAATGCTCAATCTGAATGTCATAGCTCGAAGCCTGCTCCTCACTATCCGTTGAAACACGGCAGTAAGCAGCCACTCGAATTTTGGGTTTGCTTTCACTATTTTTATTATTTCCGACTCGTTTAATTGCTGGAATCACTGTTACATTCCTACTTACCGCCACTGGTTACACCTCACTTTCTATCAAACTGTAAGCATATTCTGCTTGCTTGTATGGGTCTTCATATTTTTGCACCAGAGGCTTTGCTTTGAACTTTACAGGATAATCCGTTTTTGGTTCATCTTTAGGCTCCCATATCCTTCCTAGCTTTTCTGCTCGTTTTCGTCTTTCTACTCTGGCTTTTTCAAAGGTCTCCTCATCAATAATTGGAGGGTAGAATTCATCGCCAAGGTAGTGCTTATTCTGCAACATCTTACTTACTGTGGCATGGTAGCAGTCTATCCCAGCTTTTTTAGCAGCACCCTTCAAAGAAAGTCCTGCCAAGTATCCTGAAAATAATTCTTTTACCCGCTCCGATGCTATTTCATCCACAACAGCCTTACCGTTTTCAATTCTATATCCATAGGGTATGTGACCCATCTAATTCACCAACCTTTCCTTCAATGTGATTCCGCATTTTAATTCAAATCCAACTATCTCTCGTGAATAAACAATAATCTTCTCTGCGTAATTTTCAAACAGCTCATCCTCATAGGTTTTGAGCATTTTGGACTTAGTGGTAAACTTAAGCAGACGGTCAACCTCGTCTACTTTTGCAAAATTGCCATTGATGGAACGAGTAAGTTGATCCTTTTCAGCAAGAAGTCTTTCTCTTTCTGCTTCCAGTGAAATCTTTTCTTTATTAAACAGAGCAGGTTCCAGATATCCTTTGGCCAGTAAACCTGTCAGCATCTGGCTCTGCTCCATGTTGTTTTCAATCTTAGTTTCCAACTCTTCAATTCTGAGAAAACTCGCTGCACTATTCTGGTTACGTAACCCATCCAAAAGTGGTCTTAATATGAACTTCTGACCGAAAATGAGTTTATTCATCATCGTAACAAATGCCGTCTTTATATCATCATCTCGAATGAACTGCATAGAACATTCCGTTATCTGGCTTATATGCTTGCTACAGCACCAAGCAATGTATTTTCTTGTTCCAGACGAATGAATCCGTCTTTTAAAGGTACTGCCACATTCCGAGCAGATAATTTTGCTGGAGAAAGAATATCGGTTTTGATATTTGCTATTGCGCTTTTCGATGCCTTTTTCCTTTGCTCTCTGAGTGAGAATGGCATCCACAGCTTCAAAATCTTCATGGCTGATAATTGCCTCATGGTGGTTTTCTACTAGATACATATTTTTCTCACCATAATTGGTGTGCCTGTTAAAATGGCGGTCAGTATAGGTCTTTTGCAAAATAACATCGCCAGTATATTTTTCATTGGTCAGAATCCCTCGAATGGTAGTAGCCGTCCAACGACCACCTCTTTTTGATGGAATACCCTTTTGATTAAGATCATCTGCAATTTTCTGTGTACCTTTTCCCGATAATACCTCTGCAAAAATATACTTCACAACTTCAGCCTGCTTAGGGTTTATCACCATTTGACCATCAATGTTGTCATAACCATATGGTGGATATGAAATCTTAAAAGTTCCGTTCTGAAATCGTCTTTGAATTGCCCACTTAGTATTTTCCGAAATGGAAATTGACTCACTTTCTGCAAGCCCGCTTAATATAGAAAGCATCAACTCACTTTCCATTGACCCCGTATTGATGTTTTCCTTCTCAAAATAGATATGAACCCCAAGGTCAATCAGTTTGCGAACCATCTCCAAGCAGTCTGTAGTATTTCTCGCAAATCGGCTGATGGACTTTGTAATAATTAAGTCAATCTTCCCAGTTTCACAGTCTGATAACATTTTAAGAAGACCAGAGCGATTTTCCTTTTTCGTACCGCTGATTCCCTCGTCATAATATAAGCCTGCATATTCCCATTCTGGATTTGCCTTTATGTAGGACTCATAATGAGCCTTTTGTGCTTGCAAGCTGACTAGCTGTTCATTACTATCTGTTGAAACTCGGCAGTAGGCAACCACTCGTGTTTTTGGCTTAAGAAAAGAGTTGGCTAGATTTCCTTCTATTTTTGTTATCTTTTTCATCCTCTCACCTCCTTCTTGGTAGGTCACATATTACCTCTGAAACCCTTATATATCAACGATTTCAGGGCATTATTTCTGCTAAAAAGGGGGAGAAAGTTTGGCGGTTTAATGCGTCTATCTTGTTGAATTCTACTTCAGTTATTAAACCTTTTTGGAGCATCTTTCTAAGTAATTTCTCTGCTTGAATATAATCAAACTCACGCTGTAGTTGCTCCTGTGACATTTTCTTTAATTCGATGCCTTTGTCTATAATCTCATCCGAGATCTTCATAACTTTTTTATCCTCATGCTGATTCATGTAGAATCACCTCCTACCTAATAGCCGCGGGAACAGGTCGAAGTTGAGGATTTGTAAAAATAAAATAAAATAAAATCAGAGCATAAAAAAAGAGCCTGCAAGGGAATAACCCCCACAGGCTAGATAAATTAATAGTTTAATATTTTATTTGAGAGACTTTGTGAAAATCAAGCAACACCGTTTTTAACTCGCCCTTTTGATTAATCATACTTAATAAATGCATCCGTAAAGCCTGCCTTTTTAGCTTTGGCAAGCTGTGCCTCAGCATTTGCTTTGACAGTGTATGCACCAATCTGCACACGGTAATATTTCTTTTTCACTGGCTCTGCTGATTTTTCTTCTTCGTTTAGAAGTTTCTTAACGTCTGCTCTAAAGGTATCCATGGTCTTCCCATGCTTAGGAAACCAGTGCATAACATCCGCATGGTTACTGGCTATACCTTGCTTATAGCCTTCACTATGACAGATGATATCCTTCTCACTTAGTCCATAGAGTTTGCAAAGATGTACACAAAGCTCTACTGCTTCATTATAAACAGCAGAAAAATACGAGGCATCGGTTAGACCGTCCTCGCAAATTTCAAAACCTATATGGGTATTATTCGCATCCCCTCCAGCATGCCAACCACGATGATTCCAAGGCAATGTTTGGTATGTGGCAATGGAGCCATCTGCTAACTTACCAATAAAAGCATGGACACAAACTTGACGACCTCCGGGTTTATCCTGATTCCAATGATTGTTGTATTGGTTCTTTCCGAGCAAACCATCATCTGGACCAACATATCTCTTCAACCATGGGTTGTTAGCCCCTGTTGAATGAACCATTATACCCTTCGGTTTTATTGTTTTGCCTGCTTTGTAGCAGGCATTGTTCGTAAGTATTAGTTTGTATAATTTCATTATAATCACCTCAACATTTAATCATTTGGCTCAGGTGTAAGATGGACAGGGTACAGGTGATAGGTAAACTTTAAATCACAATAAGCATTTGATGATGTTCCATCACTTCCCATACAGATATACAGTCC